CTGCAATATCCCGTCCTCACTCTTCATAATGACCGTAGCCGCAGAAGCTCCAGGTTTTCCTGGAACCATGTTGTCGAGGTCAAATGCGATTGTTGCTCGTGTTCTACTCATACGCGTTTTCCTTTCTTTCCGTCATTCCTGACCGCACTGCCCAAATCCTTCAGGGCTGATTATAATTATGACAACGACTACATATCATTGTCTGTCGTTACGTTCAGCCACGTCCGCCGATATCTATCGCGGCCATGTCTATGCTTACTTTGTAATGTACGAGGACGCGACAAAGAATCCAACTTATGTGCGTTAGGCAGGTGTGTCTTATAGAATAACTCCACCATGCCCTCGTTTATTTCCACGATCTGTTTCTCAACTTCGGCATAACACGCTGCCAAGATAGCGTCATCGAATACTAATCCAGCGGCATGAAGATTTGTGGCCGGTTCTACGTAGTAGACTGTTGTGTTATCAGGAGTCGATGCCCCAGATAAAGCGGCAAAAGTAAATGTACCTGTTGCACCAGTGTAATCGGTGATCGTAGCCGTTTCGCCAAGTCCGGTACCGGCAACTACTGTAAGAATCCAGGTGTTAAAATAGTCGTCAACCTCGCCCCTATCTCCGTCTACAATCGTAACAGCACTACCACTATCCGTTAATCCGGCCTCACAATCCATCGTAGCAAAATGCGACGTATACGGAAACTCTAATGTGTCGGCTGCTACTGGAGCGAGGTCAGTTACAAGCTGCCATCGTCTCGATGATCCAGCGAGTACGCCCGCTGTAGGGTCGATCCTTCTACACGCTGCTCGTAGCGGGTAGCCGGTTGTTACATAGTTAGACCTGTACGCGCGTATGAGGGATTCGTCAACCCACTTGATTCCAGTGCCGTGATTGGTATTGGCCGCGTAAGTAATCGGCCCGTCTACCTGCCCACCGAAATCATAGGGAAGCCAGTTGGGTTTTTCGATACTGTAAATGGATGTCGTATCAGGAGTGGAACTACCCGATAAGCCACCTGAAAAAGTGACCTCACTATCGCCCTCATCGGAATCAGTTATGGTGGCCGATTCTCCTATGCCTGTACCAGCGGTAATAGTTAAAGTCCAGCCGATGAAATAATCATCGGCCTCATCCCTGTTCGTGGTATCGATAAGAGTAGTAGCGGTACCAGCAGTTGCAGTACCACTTTCAGTAGCCGCTAATACTACACTGGCAATACGCTCCTGCCATTTCCATCCGTTGTCCGGCGGACTCGCAATGAATAAACGCATTCCGTCATTGACAATACGCTTGCACCTGTCAAGATTGAAGTCGTCTATCGGCACAAGAGCTTTCCCTTGGCCGTCAGTTCCATAGTAAGCCATGCCAGCTTTCTCAGCCGCACGCAAAACTAAATCGCGGAATGTAAGTACGCCAGTGGGTTCTGCCATTTTCTTTTACTCCTCGATTACTTCCATATTTACTACACGGCAGATAGCTTCTTCGTGTATTTCTCCGCCGACATTATCTTGTCCATCGGCTGTCATTTCAATGCGCTTATTCATAACAGCCCTAAGCACAGTTTTCTCTTTTTCGTCCAGGATGAGGAATTCGGCAGTGCATAGACGAATCTCTCTTGCGAGCCCGACTGCTTCCGCGACATCTTCAGCCGTTCTAAACATGCCAGCACTACGCAACCAAGAGGATAGATTGTCTCGTAGAGGATAATCTACTTCCTTTTTTACTGTCGCCGGTTGGCCGTCTACTATTACGAGCTTGCCGTCTTGTGATCTTTCAGGCTCAGTCAGCGTAATCGTGTACTCACTCAAATCCAATCGGTACTTCTTCAGTTCTTTCTTGTTTTCACTCATAATTTTATTTCCTCACAAGGGTTAATGTTGACCCGACCCGCTTCAGCCCTTGTTGAGGAGAAGCAGGGCCGGGCCTTAAAATCCAACTACCTATTACTGAGCGTTGTTGCGGTCGCACGCAAAACGAATCCAGTCGATAGCCATGTACCCGGCATCGCCAGCACTACCTGGATCGTCATTAACCATCAGCCCAACGATGATTCCAAGCGGGGTGAGTTCGTTAGCGGTAACAGTAGCAAAATCGTCTACATCAAGTTTGCCAACTTCGACGCCATTGATGTAGTAACGCAGATATCTCAAGCCATCATACTTCAGACCCAACTTTACATAGGTGTCATCAGCCCATGTAGCCTGCAAGTATGCCGCATCCTTCACCTGAGTAACAGCAGAATCACCTACCTCATGGTAAATCGCGTCGATGTCACCTAAGTTGGTACCATCAGTAAACGCTACAAATCCAACAAAATCTCGACTTTCGATAGTGTCAGGAATCGCAGTCTCTTCGAGTACTGAAGTTCCAGCCAGCAATGTACTATCGCCGAGACCACAGATGATCGATATGTCCTGGGTATGATCTTCCAGTTTGATACGAGCCTCATACCACATCTTTCGCCCGCTGCCCAGAGCCAACTGGTACAAGACCTGGCTTACCAAGTAAGCCTCATCATACTGTGTCTCGCCATCAGGTTCAAGCAAAACGACGCCATGCTCATTATCATAAGCGGCGGTATCCACCGTTAGTGTTCCATCACCACCATCGCCCACCAGTGTAAATGGCGTACCAGGTATTGCACCTGTAGCGGTAAGATTAGTAATAGCTCCCAGGAAATCTTCCATAAAATGAATCCCTTTACCTGGGTCTTTTTGCATTGCAACCACTGGGCAATCAGCCCAAATAGCAGGACTTGGCCCGCCTACAGGGGTGGTATTTGCTGTTTGATAAGTTACTACACTCATGTACTTCTCCTTATCCCCTACATATAGGGGTTATCTAAGAAAAATTAAGATACTCCATCGCACGTTGCAATAGAGTTTTGTTCTTTTTACGACGCCTTGTGCATAACAAAGCCAGCGGTACGTAAATTCAGGCACAAGTTATTATGTGCCCCATCCACGAACACCGTGAACGACGTATGCTGTAGCCGGTCTGTAATTGGCTCACCCTCTTCCATCCAGTAACCTTCGTGGACGTAGGGAATAAACTTTGCGAAGTCCATGCAATAGATCGGCGTGTAAGTTGCACCGTTCAGTTGCGGAATCGGGACCACTGGAAGCCGGTTAAGATACACCAGGCCAGTCTCGTCCATCTTGATGTTACCGAGGACATCCTTGCCAGTATGCTTGTCGTCACGCTGGTCGGCCAGTTCCTGCAACCGGGCCACAGTGTCGAAATCAGTGTAGACGCGCTTCGCGGCAGTTCTTTTGTCCTGTGGGTCTTTCACGAACAGCGGAGCTTTGAAACGGGTGTACATAAATGCCAGCCGGAACGACCGTAGCAGGCCGTTGTTGATTTCCGTGTACAAAGCGGCGTAGTTACGCCACTTAGTTTCGGTCGAGGAATCGATGCCGGAACACAAAGTGCCAGTCGTAGCATCCTGGTAATCGATAGTCGCACCGACAAAACCGGATGTAGCATTGACGCTACCAGCGGCATTTTTCACCTTCAGGTAATACGGGACACCATTCGGATACAGGTCATCCGAAGCACTCGTTGGGGTCTTCCATGCCCGCTCTTCGATCAACTCAGCGAGAGACCAAAGACCATCAATACGCCGGACCTTCATCAAACTGATGAAGCCCTTCGCCGAATTCTTCTGCTGAACAATCTCAAACTTCTCCCACGAATAGTTCGTCCCGATCTGCGTCCACGGCACCTTAATCGTATGGATCACGTCGCCGACAGTTGGGGTATCCGTGTCAAACGACCGGCGATATCTTGCATTGCCGGTATTATCAAGCATGACCTTTCGCTCGATCTGTGTACCACCATCAAATACCATACGTTCTTTCTGATAAATGCGGCAGAACTCATAGTCCTGGTTATCCCACCCCACTTCAAACTCCTGCTTGGGCAGGTTGTTGATAGTAGTTGCGATAAGATCAGCTAAATCTGCGTTCTTAACTCCCATGTGTTATCCCTTTCATCCAAATGTTTTTTTCAAATTAGCCGCCACTGTTGCTTCCATAGATTTTTCATCCATCTTAGCGTTCTTAGCCGGAGAAATTTTCTTCGACTTAGAAGGTTTGAGCGACACGCCCTTCGCGCGTTTCTTTACCTTCGTGTGCAATTCTACGCGCAAAGCCTTTTCACGTACAGCTTCACTAACTAACAAATGCGCCGATTCCAGAGCCTGCTCCAGCGTAATCTCGCGGCCCTGCTGTTGGCAACCGAGGACGATACTATCGGCTGTTTCCAGCACTTTGTATCGGTTATCAGTCTGCCCGATAGTCAACTTCGCAGCGTCTTTTCCTTCGCCATAAAAATCAGCATAAGGCTTGAGAGTCGGATCGAGGAAGAACTTTTCAATCCTGCCACGCACGACTGGATCAAGTTCTTCTACCTGCTGCTCGTCTACTTCAGGCTGCACTACAACGGCGTCAAGTTTTTCCTGCATAGCAGTAAAAGCCTTTACCACCGCACTGTCATCGCCGTACTGTTCCTTTAGATCGGCAAGATCAAAGTCGCCCTCTGACGCCTTGACATCAGGTTTAGCTTTGGTCTGTACTCCCTTCGCTGGCTTGACTCTACCAAGTCTTGCGAACTCACTTGTAATCTTATTCGTGGTTTCGTGAATCTTGGCGAATGTCTTTATCGCCAGGTCTGGTTTAGCCTCGAAAAATTCCTTTATATCTTCGGGCTTCCATCCTTGATGAACCGCCGCACGATAATACGCATCGGACAGCGTTACTTCCTCTTCAGAACCAGATTCATCCTTGTCTTCCGCTTCGTCTTTGTCCTCTTCAGGGGTAGAGTCATCATCGTCGTCGTCTTCTTCTGCCTGCTTGTCGTCAGCGTCATCATCGTTTGCTTCGTCTTCTTCAGGGGTAGAATCGTCGTCTTCTTTGTTGTCCTCTGCCTGTTGGCCGTCATCCATGTCGTCATCGTCAACCTCTTCGTCCTCAGAAGAATCGCCAAAGACCTTACTCAAATTCGCATGTACAGATTCTACAAGCTCCTCGTTTGCATCTTCAAGTTCTTCTTCCTTCTCCGCTGTCTTCTCTGCTGGTTCTGCCATTCTATTACCTTCCATTAGGGTTAGGGGCAAAGTTGCCCGTAGCTATATCGGTAATCAATTAGGCGATCTTCACGCCTTTGTTCTTTATCTTCTGCGGCATCTTTTCAAAGCCGGTCTTCTGGCAGTAATCACTTTGCTTCTTGACAGAATCAAAACGCAACTGCCCATCGGGTAAAACACCTATGCCGGGGAACAGCTTCCTGTGTACTTTCGTTTGGCAGGGGTTAATCGCCAAAGACATAGAGGTGTGGCTGTAGTCGCCTTCTCTTATCCCGCCGCCGCACCGCCACCGCATATCGGCTCCGCAATCGGGACAGACATGTATGCTTGCATTGTCGTCTGTTACCTCGGCACCGCAAACATCGCAGATAAATTCTTGAATCGCCATGCTATTTCCCCCTGCGTTTTTTCTTTGCACGTTTTTCTGCGTCGGTTTTGATCTCACCCTTCTTGACGCCAGCCTCTTTTAGACCGCGCTGTACTTTCTTTGTGGCGACATTGGGCTTATTATACTTGCTACTTGGAAACACTTTACCCAGCCTCTTTTTCACTTTTGATAAGAAGGATTCTTTCTTCTTAGGGGCGGATTTCCCCTTGCCCGATCCAGCATAACGCGCCGCGATCCTCGCCGCCTCTCTAAGTTTTCTTTCCTTTTCCGTTTTACTCAGCTTCTCCGCCATTTCCTTCAGCGCTCTTTTTGACATTAGTACACTCCTTGATTTGCTTGTTGACCTAAATCGGCACCACCCTGAGCAGCAGATCGTACATCCGCCTGCGACGACGGTATACTCGTTTGCGATGGATGGCCACCATTCTGTGCTATGCCCGCTTGCGGTCCGGCCTTACGTGTGGAGCCGGTAGACCCGGCACCAGCACCACCACCACCGGCGGATTTCATTATCAGGTACGTTTTCAGTTTCTGCTGGAACTCTGGGTCAACGAAAATCTCCTGCATGTCATCACCGATTTCAAGTTGATCTGCGGTCATCGTGATAACTTTCTGAAGATTAAACGGCAGTCCAAGCTGCATCGCCATCATACCAGAATTAAACAGCGCCGGAAGAGCGTTAGTAAGAAATTCCATCATGCGCTTAGATCGGATAGCTGGATCGAGCTTCGACATCGACTTTGACCTGATCTTGTAGATGAAGTCTTCGGGTTCTCCTTTAACTTGCTCAGGAGTAATCTGCACCTCTTCCATTTCCATGCCCGGTTTCCGGCGGGCTACGGTGATATCTAACATCGGATCATACCGCATGTACCACGCACAATCCTCGCTGATACCAGCGGTTCCATCATAAAGAATGTCTCTTGCATCCTCGATGGATATCATAGCGTTACCCTGAAGTATGTTAGCCTGCGTTGCGGTTTCGGCATCACTATTGGCACCGGATATCTGGTCAGGATTGCCCGACATATAATTGAACCACACTTGTAACTGCTGTAACATCTGGATGTTACTCTGTGCCTGCCCATCAAAGGACACGACCTGTACCGCTTTAGGATCGTCAGTAGCTACTGCTTCGTTGTTCTCAGCATCCAAGATATCCTGGGCCACGTCAGCATGCGACGGTTTATACAGCACGATGTTTCGCTGAGAATCGGACTGTTCGAGGCTCTTAACCATAGTGCGATTCACTGCACGAGCAAGGTCATAGTACAAGCTAACCGGCGCAATAGGCAGCGGGTTAGAATCAACCGGGGGGGTAAAGCTCAAGAAGTTATATGGGCCTTTATTTGGGCCGTAATAGTCTGTAATCCCCAGATACTTCTCGAACACTACCTCACGCGGATCGGGCATAGTTACCAGCGCGTTAGCGCCGGGCACCCATAGCTCAACCACGTTCACCATATCTTGCAAGTCCTTCATTTCAAACGCACCCTGATATTGGAGTGACAACTCGGCTGTCGCTCCCTTATCACCATGCAGCATTGTAGAGGATGGTAACTTCTTGACGAGATCGTGGTCGTATAAATCATAGTCCAGCAAAAACTGTCGAGGGACGCTGGTTCTGTCACCAAGAAACGAGGACTCCGCAAGTGACTTACAAAGCGGGTCGATTACAAAGTCATCGAGGTCAACCAACGAAACGAAAATTTCTCCAGGATCAACAAGTTGGTCATCAATGAGTATACAGTTACCGGCTGCTGCTATCCCGGTCTTGACAATTCCGAGACCAAACATGGCCGATACGACCCAGGCCCGCAGAATCTCTTTAAGTTTAAGTCGCCGTTGTATAGTGTCCAGCCCCATAGACTGCAACTCGGCGTACTCCTTGTAAGCCATATACGGGGTAGATACTTCATTCAACGGGTTCTTACTTACGATTGCAGGGACCATAGCACGTATAGCAGAGAAGACCATGTTGATCGGCCTATCACCTGTCATACCATAATGCTTGGAATAATACTGCCCTACGTACTCCTTTACAAACATCGCCCTTGCACGCCGGTAGACCTGCATACGCTCGAAACCGCACTTAACAACTTCCTGTACTTTTAGAGGAGAAACTTCATTTATCATAATCAACTCAGAAAGTTATACTTCTGTCTCCATGATTTTTTATTACCAAGTTTCTTTTTCCTAAGGGCCATTTTCATCCGGTAGCCAGTAGAGCCAATCGGCGGCTCTATCTTGCCGGGCTTTGAAACAAGGATCGCTGCCTTGCCCTCTTCCAACGTAAGCGCGTCGGCTATTACACAGTCGCCGTGTGTCTTCCTTGCCGATGAATTTTCTTGCACCAAAGTCGCTGGGCCGATATACCCATCAGGAAAATGGATATAATACATCGCTTCTTCTAATGCCCATTCGCTATGGTTAATGTATCCGCCATGAGCCATGACTCTATCATACTGCATGAGCAGTTCATTTTTTGAAATCGGATCAGCGTGCCAGCCGTATTTCTTTGTCTCTGTCGCTGCTATCTGTCCGCTTACTATTTTCTTGTAATAGAATGGGTATTCAAACTGCGTAACTATCATACGCCCGAAGTCCCATCCTGGGCCATTCATTTCCCACTTCATAAGTGGCAACCGCTGCGGCAGCTTCCCGCCGCACCATAAAGCAATGGCGACGGCTATACGAGAAAGTTCATATGGCGGAGTATTAGCACCACGCCATTCCGCGATTTTCTCCCCTGTCTCTCGACATTTTACTGATATAACAGAGTTAGACGCCCCCTGCCCCTTACTTACATCGATTCCTAATCGGTAGGATTTCGACTGATCCGGCCTTCCAAGAAGCAGGTGTATCCAGACCCTAAGCTCGCCTTTAAGGTTCCTCGTAATCTTAACAGCGTCGTAGTTCCTGCGCTTAACATAATTGCGGACTTCTTCATTCGCTATGCCCGACTTCAAATCTATATTAAAGCGTGTCAAAGGCGGACAAGCGAACAGGGCCTTATGCTTTTCAAAGTTGATACCAGTGAAAAACATATCGCCCGATTCTATGTCTTGTGCCAAGACTTCCTGTGCAAGCTCTTTCGGGCTACGCACTGATTCTTCTACTTCAAACCACGGAGAACGTATCTCATAACCGCCGAGGTCTTTTTCAACTACATGCCTTCCAGAACCTTTTTCTGGATGCTCCCAGAACGGAAGGTGGAAGACCTTGATCTGACCCGATTTTTTCCATCGGCTGTACTCAGTTCCAGCACCCGCAGGAGTGGAATTGATAATACGCATGAACGCCACGTCCCTTGTGGCCGATCGCATTTCATTCCCGAATTCAACTTTAGCGAACTCGTCAAGCAATGCTACCAAACGTCTATCACCTGAACCGGCGTGTTTGGTAGTTGATTCGCCATCAATTGTAGAGCCAGTCAAACTATTGTGCATGTGCATCTTAGTACGGTACTTATCGCCTACCATGCAATCGGGTGGTAACATCCACTCAGGAAGCCACTCGTTTATCTTGTCATGTTTTTGGAATAGCGCCTTGTGGTTTCCAGTCTGATCCACGTACTCACGAGTACGCGACATTTCAAGTAGCTGTGGCCCCTTTGGATGGAACAACCATAGCCAGTGCATGAAGATTACGCAGCACCACGACGCCCCCATATCACGGCATTTTGAGATAAGTATGTCGTGAGGAGCATGAGCTAAACGCTCTTCAAATTCATTAAAGAGTTCATCCTGGATTTCCCAGGTTATAAACGGAACGTGCGGACTGAGGGATTCTATTCGTTCCCCGCTAATCGGATCAATGTCAAATTGATGGTACGTCCACACGAAAGCGTTAGTAAAGAACAACAAAGATTCCTTACAAGCCGCGAGTAAATCGGCCTGAAGGATCGTGTCGTTCTCCGCTTTCAGAAGAATTTTTTCCTTCCAGGAAACATTCTCATCCAGGTGTTTAGGGACAAGCAGCCCGGATTTTGGGTCTTTCCAGAAACGATTCCCCAATGGGAATGGCTGCTTTAGTTCGGGTTTGCAGATTTCTGTTAAAATTATTTACTTACCTTGTGCCAAGTCGTTTAATATCTTTTTATTCTCATCGGACACCTTATTAGGCACCGTCCGGCTCTTATCCAAGTTCTCATTCGCAGCAGGAGCGCGGCCTTCCATGCGGTCAAAAATCAAAGCGATCATACCGGCAGAGGGTTTAATCACCTTGTTCTTGCCGGTCTTCACATCTACCTCTTCATAGCCAAGCGCGATCTTAAACATCAATCGGGCCAACGACTCGGCTTTTGTCGCCATCTTATCACCGTCTGGACCCGCGACGAATTCTGTCTCTTCCTGCGCTATCATGCGCAGATGCCCCGAAAGCAACTTACCAGCACGAGCTTTGTCGCTGATAGTAGGAGCTTTAGGAGCAGCGGGGGTTATTCTCTTTTTAGGCTTAGGCGGTGGCTTAGGCCCCTCGTTGTCTTTCGGCATACGCTTCTCTCAGGTCATCAATTTTTGCCAGATAATACATAACAGATGCCGCGATCCACTCTTCGTCGATCTCTCGTTTCTGCTCACTTAATTCCATCAGGTAGAAAATATGAGCGTCGCCATACTTCTTCTGCATAAATCGGTAGTACTTGACCCATTCACCTTGACGTCGCATATTGCATTTATAACACTGAGCATGTACACAAGTCGGTTCAAATAGGATACTGTCCATCCGGCCTGGTATAAAATGCCCGGCCTGTAATTTTTTAAGCGGGTAAGGTCTGCCGCAAGTACAACAAATTCCGTTATCAAGAGTTCCTGTAGCTTCAAGGCAATCCCGCATGCGGATATACATAGAGAAGATTTTACATAAATCTTTCTTCGCTGCGACGAGTGGACTGTCTTTACGCTTCGTCATGCTTATGCTCCGTCATGCCAGCATAAGTGTCCCAGGATCGTCCCAGCCATGACAGGAGTGAACACAGCCACTCCCAGATATACCCATACAGCAGCCAGTACCGCCACCATAATTACCAAGTCAAGCCATTGCGGAAACAGCCGATGATATCTTTGGCTGATCGTATCTCTTTTGGTAACCAGTAAATAGATATCGGCGAGGCCAATCAAGACCATAATCGTAAACACAAACCACATCATTTACCACCCGCTTTCTTCTTCCAGAAATCTCTTTCGCGTCTGGTAGCTTCCACATCGAAGTTCAGGTACAAGATCAACACCCTCTGTTCGTCAAGAACCCCTTCAGCAATCTCCAGCCGCTCCGTCGTACTCATTTTCCCGCGCTTCTTCAGTCTCTTCGTATCGTCCGCCATAGTTTTCGCCCTCGTCCTTCCATCCGCTCAACAAGGCGATTATATCAGCAGCAGGCGTGATAAAATTCATACCACAGTTATGTGTATAACCGGCTATTGCTATGCCGATTACTCTGCCCTTCATGTCAAAGACCGGCCCACCGCTATTACCACCGTTCACAGCCGCATCGATCATAATTACGGGATTGTCACTCAACCAATCTTCCTGCACATCGAGTTTAGATACAATCCCGCGAGTTACATAATTGAAATACGCCGGATCAAGTGGGCTACCGATAACTGTAATCGGCTGACCTACTCGAATTTTAGTAGTGAGTGTAAGTGGCCTAAGACCTGCCTTACGCACCTGTAGCACAGCACAATCAGAGACTTCGCTAATACGAATAGCCTGTACATTACGGCGTGTGCCATCTGCAAATAGAATTGCATAATCGCCTCTCCTGTCAACAACATGCCTCGCAGTTATAATTAAATCAGGTGCAACAATGAATCCTGATCCCGTATGCCTGCCGTCAATCTCGATGAGTACCGTCGATGCTATCTGGTACTCAAGACTATAACTGATAATCGGATAAGAACTGGTCGAATTAGCAACAAGCGTGCCACCAACAATGAATGCCCCGATTGCAATAAGCAATAAGCAAACTACCACTGTTTTTTGCATAGTGCCCCTTTCTATGCTTTCATCTTAGCGAGGTAAGCAGAGCCACCACTTGCCAGTGACTGATAATGCAAGCTCGTATAGCCTGCCGGGATTGTAATAGTGCGGACGGTGCTTTCAGGCATAAACCAGATTACGTTTGCTTCTACAGCAGTCGTAGCGATCCCAAAAAGAAACGCGCCGTCAGTGGTCCCACCGGTCATAACCTGATACGTAGCACCAGCTTCAACAGTCTCTGTGTGGTTAGCACCAGCAGCGGCATCAGTAATCTTGATACCAGAAGCAAGAACCGGATCGCCAGATGCTACGCCTGGGGGAACACGATTGCCGCCGTTGTCAGATAAAAACATTTCCTGCATAATAAGCCTCTTAAAATGTGATGAGTGAAATTTTAGTTACCCAATCGGTAGGTATAACCATTGTGGCATTAGCCTCATCGCCTCCGATTGTGGAAGCGACTATATACCTTTTTTCATCTTCATATAGTAGATACCCGATAGTATAAATGGTAGGAGGGCTGCTTTCCTCCAGTTCGCTTATCTTCGTCCAATTGGGATTGCATTCAACGTCCCGCCAGATGATTTCGACTATCGGGCAATCCATAAATCAGGTCTCCCTGTTAAATTTGGAGTGGGGCAAACCCGCAGGTTACTCTCCCCACTATCGTTATCGCGGTCGGATTCCCGCGTTATCAATCGGCTAATTCATCCGATTCAAGGTATGGTCAATTGCAGCCTTCTGCTGATAACCGGCATGCTTCTGGTCGATTATGTTGCCCAAGTCGTGCTGCATCATGCCGGGACTCTGAATCGCATACAACTCAATACAGAATTGCTCGAAGGGCATGTCCTTCTGCTCGAAGCCGTCGTACAGTTTTCTGAAGCTCTTCCGCTTCTCGAAGGGTATGTTCTCAAAGCACAGCGACCGTTTCTTAACAGGCTCCGCACTCTCTTCTATAACTCCCTCGTCTATCTCTGGTTCTCCAAGGCATCCTAAATCGCTTGGCGTTATATCTTCCATTTTCATATCGTCATCAGGCATCTTGAGACTCCACATCATCACCTTCGTCTTCGAGCGTTTCAACTGCTGTATCGGCAAATGCAGCGATCTGTTTCTTTAGCTTTTCATTCTCAAGCAAGAGTTCGCCGGAAATCCCCGATCCGTTTGCTCCAGTCATTCCGATCGCTTTCGGCTGGACCTGTATCTTCACGCTAACCGATTTAGCCTCGTGGTCAATCTTAAAGGCTTTTACAACACACGACACATACTCAGGATGTTTCAACTCAAAGTATCGGAGAGCTTGGCCCTTCGAGATCAAGCCGCCGCCGAGTTCAATTATTGTGTATTCTGCGCCAACTGTTTTTGCCATTTCAGTCTCCCTCAACGAAAGATTGCTTTTCCGGTTCAGGTTTCTTCCTGGTTATCACCCAGTCTAAATCCTCGTCCACATGGGTCGAGTATTGTTCGGGGTGCCTAATATAATCGGCCAGGGTGCCGAGGTCTTCTTCTTTGTCGCTCATAACTCACGCCTCAACAAGGATCGCCTTTATCGCAAAGAAATATGCGGTTGTTCAACGGTTTGCCGCAATCGAAACACAGCCCCAATTTATCTCGCCGCATACGTTCTGCACGTCTACGGTTATGTCCTTCCACTATTCCTTTTATCAACACCGCGAATCTCTTGTCCTTTTCCGCCTTCCCCTTCTTGCTCAAAGGCTTCGGGCAATGATACGCCTGGAACGGAGACTTCCGCCACCTTATCTTGCGGCAGAGCCATAGCAGCCATTTGAATGGGTTTACGCTGTATGTCATTCTGGACCCCTATAAAAAACACATGGCCTCAGTATTAGGCGGATATTTAGCGAATAAGAACCTATTTCCAAAACTATTCTCAAAATTTCTAAAATTTTTTCCCTGGTCCACAAATACCATGACATAACCTGCATACTTATCCACATAAGTGTATACTTTTACACTTGCACGTTTTAGTACAGAACAGACCAAGTTGGATAAACCGCTTAAAGCTCCAAATGCCAGAATTCCTGGTGTCCAAGAAGGGTGCACGCCCGCATCTTGGTCCGATAACCGAAGGGTACCACCCCGGGGTCCGATATTACGCGGCTTTCGTCTCCATCAGGCGGGTATGGTCCTATAACCAGGCGCTGGTCTATGCCCATACGCGGCACAGTTATCGGTCCACATGGCAATGGCAGTTAGTACGTCCTTTAACCGCCCACATACGCGCCTATTAAGGTACCTGACGTGCTTCAGGATGGACGATCACTACAAATCGGCAGCTATCAGTGCGTGCATGTGGTCTTGGTCAACCAATACGCCCCATAATAAGCGACATAGTGTAATGTTAGGTGCGCCTAACTTTATGGCCCAAGGAACAGGGTTTATACCCCTATAAAAGACTAGGGATGATATGAATTAGTTATCAGCAAACGGCTTTTAGCCGTCAACAGGATTGAAAACAAGCGTTATTAAGCCAAAAAAGGACTTTTAGTTATCAGCAAAATCGAAGAATGGGCATTATTAAGCTAAAAAGGGCATAAATCATGGGCCATAACTAATGATAAATGAGTTCTAAATCTTTATAGCAAAAGGACTTAAATTCAGGACCCCATGATTTTTGTTAGTTATTAGAAAAATCTCACACTGTCCCTATATAGGATATATTTATTTTCGCCTATCTACCTATAATGGGGTATACGCTGTTTTATTATTCTCTTATGCTCAGTATGACACACTTAATAACTAAAAAACACTTAAACCCTTTATTTACAATGATTTATGTAAGTTATCGTATATTGGACGCTTGACCGCCTTTTTATAAGTGCTGCTGGCGCCACGACTTATAGGAAAGCTAATAACTAACCGGATAACTAAAAAGGGGGTGCTAATAACTAACTCCCTATTATCGGACTCTAAAACTATTTTATTCTTTTTTCAGTTTATAAACATTAGTCAGTATTGCACTTATGACTGCAAGCTAATTTTCTCACTTGACTATGAGTTGTGGTGGGTTATACTTATACTGGCAGGCAAAACACCGCCTGCCCATCTTATTCTTTTACAACTTAATAAGCACCCTGCACCGTGTTGGGTGCTGTCTGTCAACATCCTTTTAGGGGAAATACCATGGCAACAGCAACAGCAACTCAGACACCTGAACACAAGGCCGCAAGTGATGCAAGTAAAAAGGCATTTACAGCGGTTATCAAAAACGGAGTTTTGACGATAACATGCCCTGTTATCGAAAGAGTGTCAACCAAAGGAAAAACGGTGTTGATCGCCAATGCCAAAAAGCAACTGGCATTTAAGTCGGAAAAATACGGCGATCAAATTATCAATGTTTCCTGCAACGGGTATTTTTACAATCCCGATTTTGCCGGATAACACGCGGCAATATCGGACCATCGCTTCAACCACTTGGCAAGGGCCTGATTATCGGTCCTTGCTTTTTCTTTGCTTTTTGGGGGTGTTATGAGACATTGGACATTATGGGACTATGTGAAAATGGCGGTTTTGTGCACTATTGCACTGTGGTAATATCGGACCACGCCTTATTATGGGGCGTGGTCTTTTTATGCCCGGGCCAGGAGATTATCGGACGATAAAATAAAATTGATAAAAGAATTGGCAAAAGGTTCTTAATTGCTAAATATCTTAACTATACATAGAGGCGGTGTAAAATGAAAGCAAAAATTTGCGGTAACTGTAAAGTATATAAATTAGTGTCCGATTTCCGTGAAAGCAAATTACAGCCCGATGGATACTGCGGATGGTGTATTTCCTGCCAAGCATTATTTAGCTGCACTGAAGTAAAGAAGAAGAAGAAGAAAAAGAAGATAAAGAAAAAATCAACTTGCCCTGCTGCGATAAAAAGAAGAAAAAAGATGGCCAATCTTATCGCAATGAGAAAAAAAGAAGAAGTATATAGACAAAAACATAAAAAGGCACTCGGCGAAGTCGGCATGTTGCTGGCTGAAAAATACTCAAAAGCCTACGCCGAAGTCGGCATATTGCTGGCTGAAAAATACCCAAAAGCCTAAAATACCACCCCATAATAGCACCGATACTGTCATCACATGACAGCTTTTATCGGAATGAATTAGCAAACCAACTGGTTGGCATGTTAATCACGCATCTTCGCATCGAAAAACATTAGCCCCATAATACGCGTGCTACGCTTGAATCACGCCGGATATTATCGGGCCTGGGTCTGTTATCACGCGGTAGTTATCGGACGTGCGACGACTGAATCACAGATTATCGGACGGTGAATCGGATGGCTTGGTCCGATAATATGCGCGCGGCGCATGAATCACAGCACGTTTTATCGAACTGAATCAGCCGATTTCCCGCGAGCGCCCGAAAATATCGCTGATTCACGCGGGTCAGCTCGTTCACGCATTTTCAGGTCGGAATCACGGCATTATCGGACTGTGCCGAAAATATCGTGGAAATTACTATGTTACGTGGGATATTATCGCACCGAAAAAAGATCTTATTTTTAATTTGACAATCGAATTTTTGGATGTACACTTTATGCAGCGAAAGAAAAAATTTTTGCTCTGTATGGGCACGTCGCACTTGTAAATGCCATAAAGTTAAACATGTAAACACAAGAAAGGGGAACCAAAATGGGTAAGATTTGGGCCTGGAAAGAATGGTTAATAATGTTCATACTGGCTACTATATCACTTTGGTAAGGAGAATGATGATGGATACAAGAACAAAAATGACACCCAAAGAGGCGTTGGAATTGATCGTGGCGAATCAGGATTGCCCTGCGTTGAACTACGCGGTCAATTATGCCAAGTACGCATTGAAGCTGAATGATGAAAGCAAACTGGCAGAGCTTCGTGTGCAGTTGCTGTACGTGGTCAGTAACCTGGGCCACTGGCGTGCCGGTTCAACAACCACAGCCACAGCAGAGCAAATCAAAGAGTGCAGGGCTGTACTACGCAGGGCCTGTAAGTAGCTCATTACTGGTGCCTTACGAAATATGGTAAGGTACCGGTAAATAGCTGACTTTAATTAAAGGGGAATGAAATGTTCTTTGGCATGTTAACGGCGTTCTTGATACTAATTATTAGAGTTGAAGTGTGGGAGATTTGATGGCAAAGACAAAGTGGTCCATCTATACCGAATATGTCCATACAAGACACATTGCAGAAATTGTGGGCAAGTATTTTGATGCCTATTCGATGTTTAGTGGTATTAGACATTATGGGGGCGGAAAAGAACGGTGTCTCGTGATTGAAATTATCGATGGCGAGGGTGCGGCGATAGATATAACGGCGATATGCTGCGAAATCAACACATACAATCACCAGCAATACTGCCTTGTAACTTCAGAAAAGGTCAACACAATGATCATAGCCGATAAGAAACGGCCAGCATAAAACTACGATTGTCGCACCGTGGATTATGACGATGCGGCGATGGTGGCTTTTTGTATAATTGAAAGGGGTATATTATATTAGTAAAAGAATTGATTAAGCGTTTGCAATGCTTCGATGAAAAGCATAATGTAAATATCGAAGTTGACGCTGAATGTGGCCACCTCAAAATAAGGTGTAAAATCGATGACGTTCAATTTAAATACGGTGATTGCGTTTTAATTGGAGAAGACCAATGAACATCGGAGTAAAATTACTAAACACTTGTTCGAACAGTACAAGAATAAGGAACTGTATCGAGGACTATGTTGCCTCATTACATCCGTTTGACCCACAAATCGGGTGGACTATGGGGGCGATCAATTACCGATACCCTGACAAACCCGATGATGGTTCTACAGGTTTAATAGCGTTTGATGTCCCGGGAAAAGAACGGATGAAGATAAGAACTGCCCGATACCTTACTCGTAAGTGTAAATTACATGAAGCGGCCAATCTGAATGATGAGCAGATTCGTATCTTGGCAGAAAAGATCAACAACTTGTTGTGGTCCGTTGAAGAACTCAGCGACGTTGAACTTATTCACGGCCCAGCTATAACCAAGGCCTATGAAGATGAAGTCGGTGGAAGTTCCTGTATGACAGGCAGTAATGCTTCATATACAGGGTTATACGCAGCGAATCCTACTCGATTTGAAATGCTTATTATCCGAAGCGGTAACGATTCTGCAAGGGCGATAATCCACAAGCTCGATGACGGACGTAAACTCTTTGGGCGTATTTACACTAACGCCCAGCATTTACTCGAAAAGATGAAGAGACACGCTGACGATCAAGGCTGGATTGTAAGCAGATACGTTGACAGGTCTAATAGAAGCTCTTGGATAATGTCTAATTTAAATTACTGTGATGGTGAAATACCATATATGGATACGCTAATAAGTGGGAGTACCTGTAATGGACTGTTAACAGTGTCTTGGGATAACGGCGATTTTGGTTTACAAGATCAAAATGGTAACATGGGCGGCTATATTTGTGAATTATGCGGCGATCGTGTAGGCGAAGAAGATGCGTATAGTAATGATAATGGTAATATATATTGCGAATATTGTTTCTATAAAGCGTTTCTACGCTGTGAGTATTGCGAGATTGTAATACATAAAGACGATGCAGTATTTATTGAAGATGCAGAAAGCTACGTCTGTGAACATTGTGTGTCTTCTCATTATTATCAATGTGAAAAGTGCCAAGATCATTATTCAATTGATGGCGTACAATTCCTAAATGATGAAACGTACTGCCAAAATTGCTTTGGCGAAATAACCAGTTACTGTGAAGACTGCGATGAGGTCTTTTACACCGAAGACCTAACTACTGTAGACGATAGCGGTCCATTATGCGAAAGTTGTGCTACAGCGAGGCAAAAATCTGAAGGGGTAATAAAGTGAATGAGCTTTTAAGCAAGTTAGAATTCTGGATGCAGCCTACTGACAATCTTTTTCTGCAATTCGCCGATAAAGAATTGGGCTTCAATTTAGGTAGGAAACTGCTAAATGATCGGAGAATCTTTGTCGATAACGGTGGCGATGTGCTATTTGTCGCTCATATTGATACAGTACTCCCACCGAGAATAAAAAAGCGGACAAAAAAACGGATACATGCCACAGGTCTTGACGACAGGCTGGGGTGTTTATTGGCGTATAATCTTGGAATGGAATTACACGCCGATATACTACTCACCGATGACGAAGAAAAATGTCGTTCAACTGCGTTACACCATGTTTGTAAGGACTATAACTGGGTCGTTGAATTTGATCGTGCTGGTGATGATGTAGTAACATACGAAAAGGACAGCTATGCGTTTCAACAAGTTTTACGCGAATATTGGGATATAGGCTTCGGGTCATATTCTGATATAGCCGATTTGCCGACAACAGCCTGCTGTTTTAATCTTGGAATCGGGTACCAACATGCTCATAGTAAAGATAGCTATGTAGACCTGAAAGTGTTGGCAACACAGGTTTATAAGTTTAGGGAGTTCTATGAGAAATACAACGCTACGAAATTTGTCGCTGAAGAAAAAATAGAAAAGCTGTGTACTTCAGCGTACTCATATACATACGATGACGCCTGTGATGTATGCGGTGGCACTGAACAGATAGAAGAAGCTCATGGCCATATGATATGCTATTCATGTTTCAATCAAATGGTTGACAATTTCTTTTTTGAAGGTGAAGATGTAGAAAAATTTAGAATGGAAGGGGTTTGATATGGGCCGTGTCTATGCGACGATACGGTAGAATACCGACATCGTATACTGCGGTATCGGGGATCAATCAACGACAATTCGCTTTTATGGAGAACTGAAATGCTTTACTTGTATTTGTTTCATGGTAGACTTGATCCAGAAGAAGATATGAACGACTGGGGCACGACTGGGCCGACATTCAGAACTGGCCGCTATGCGCACACCACTTATGCAAGCGACGTAAAGCTAGATAATCCTTTTGGCAGATTCCAACGTCTACTAATACATCGTGATCTAATTTATTACGGCGGCGTGTATTATGGGGATTGGTCAGTAACTGCTGATATACCCATTGGCTACAAAATTGACGAATTCGATCCTGCAAAGGCAGAGTTACCGCCAATTAAGAAAAAGCATTCCGCACGCGAAGTGGTCGAGCAGTGCATCCTCCGATGGGAGGTATCCAAAGATGGCTGGCTGGATGGTATTGACGAGCTAACAGTCGAAGAGCAAAACGAGGCTTACCGTGAAGTGTATGAATTGAACCAGCAAATTGAAGCTGGGCAAAGTATACTCGAAGAATTCAGACTGGAGGAAATCTGACAATGATTATAGTCAACTACAAATCAAAGCGGCAGTTGAAGAAGGCAATCGGAGATAAACTAAAATGTGCCATAGACGGCCACAAGGGTACGCTTGCTATCAGCAACAGTGGCTCGTTCTTCGTGGAGAACTCAGATCGGACGTTCAGGGCGACGGTAACATTGGCCGATGGTAAAATAGAAAGCGTGAGGTAATTATGGACGCAGAGCAATTCAGACACAAATGTGGTACCCATTTCTCCGGTGGCCCGGTAGAAGTGGGGCTGGTAACGATCGATAACGTGCCGACGTATTCCTGTGGGGAATGCGTGGCGAAACGTGCGGCTGAAGTGGTACAAGAAGCAGCCGATAAACAAGCTGAGTTTGTTGAAAGGTGGGTAGTGTAATGAAAAAGGCAATACGAAAACAGTGCTGCGGCTATGAATACACGCTTGAGGATTGCTATTGGTTTGTTACTACAGATTATCCCAACGGCAAGATTTACCTCAATGGGCCAACTGACGACGAAGACCTTGAATCAATTAGGCAGTATGGTATAGCTATAGGCCGAGCCGTCGCGGATATGAAAAAGGGTATGGGTAATGGGTAGACACGTCCGCTTTAGAGAGTTCCTCAAGTGCCGCCGTGATCGTGCTATGGCTGAGAATCGGGCGGCTGATTTCGCTTGGGTCAAAGAGTGTTGGCAACCGATCAAAAGCTACCGCACCGTAAAACGTGGAAAGAAAAAGGGGTGGCTGGTAGTCGAATTGTTTTACCCCAAAGGTAAAAAGCGCACAATACCGGAGAGGTATATGCGGTACAAAGAGATAGACTATGCTGAGAGGGCTTATGCGGAATGAAAAATTTTTACAATTTTTCCGGATTTTTCAAAATAAAGGTTCCTATTTGCTAAATTTTTGCTTAATAATGAGGCCGTGCGTTTTTTAGGGAGTTAATAATGAATCGGCGGATTTCAGAAAAACAAGAACAGGCGATCCGGCTATGTAGTGGCGACTTTGAAGGTCTTACTACAGAAGAAGCTGCTGTCGTCATGGGCATAACACCGCGGGCCGTTAGCTACCTGTTGAAAAGGGCGGAGGTCGCCTGCCCACAACTCTTCCCGCTATTAAGTAAGCAAGAAGCAATTGTAAAAGACCGAATTGCGTCGGGCTACACCAATCTACAAGTAGCCGATGAATTAGGCGTAGGCCTAAGTAGGGTCAGCCAGATCATCGGGTCGATCAACGACAAGCAGGGCACTGTTCGTCTACCACTTGTGAAGCTCATTCGGTATCAACCGTGCCTTGACAGTCAAGTTAAGGAGAAATTTTAATGTGTATACGAACGAGTGCAAAACCACAGGTAGTAAAAAATGGTGTGCTGAAATTATGGAAAGTCATCAGGAAAGACAACATTATAGGTATCTGGGGTGAAACAGAAAGAGGGAACCAAAACGAGGAAGCCTATCTATTGGGCTTTAATCACTCGCATCCCTTTCGCTTTGAGCTTTCGTCCTATGAGGGGCAGTTCCACTGCTTCTTCACACGCAAGGACGCCCGCAGTTACCGTAAAAAGCATCAGATACTATCTGATGGCTGGGGTAAGACCGATCCAATGGCTAAAACAAAGGTCATTCGAGTGTACGCCGATTCTTCTTATGTAGTAAAAATTGGTAGCGATTTTCTTACCAACGCACGTGCTATCAGTGTCAGCAAAATGGAAATCAAATCACTTAATCACCAGAGGTAATTATGCTTAACCGCAAGATGCTGATACCAAAGTTCATTCGGGATTTGCTGGATATGATCAGGGCACGCCGTGGTGGTAAGCAGATCATCAGGACGCATAGGAAGATCGGTAGGAATGAGGCTTGCCGATGCGGGTCCGGTAAGAGGTACAAATGCTGTTGTTACGAATCTGATTGTAGAAAGGGTATAAGATGAGGGAATTTGATACGGGTGCTACAAGAGATACAGTGGAAGACAAGTTCGACTTTGAAGGTTTTCTTAGTCCGGCAGTCTTGAACAGATACGCTGAGTACATGAACAAGCATAGAATACAGGCTGATGGTGAACTGCGAGACTCAGACAATTGGCAAAAGGGAATCCCGCTAAAGGCATACATGAAATCTGCATACCGGCATTTCTTTGACTGGTGGGCTAACCACAGGCACGTTGATGAGGCAGTCAAAGAAAACATCGAAGAAAGCCTGTGTGGTTTGCTCTTCAACACGATGGGCTACTTGCACGAGTATCTGAAAGTACAATCGGATGAATACAATGCAGTAGAGATCGATGGGCCGATTTCTTGTTGCGGTGGTCGAATAACATCGGATAAGTCTAACATGACAGAAGTTGATAAACCGAAGGCATACGCCCCACAGCCCGGTGATGTAGTTAGCATCAAGCCACGAGTTTCTATGAGCAGTATATATAAGCTACGGATTAAGCAGGTGGGTTATGTTGGCACGGTGGTTGTGAAACTGGATTCACCAGCTAATATCTACAAAGTTCATCTGGCATTCCATGTAGATGTGAACTTGTATTCTGATGAACTGATTTTGCTGGAAAGGAAAGGGGCCTAACGTGAAATTTTACTTTTCTCATGCAATTAGGGGCGAAAAGGGTCCAGATGCTTCACATGACATCCAGACCAGGAACTGTGTCGAGGCAATCCGTGTAGCCAACATACTACGAGCCGAGTTCCCAAAGTTGGTGCTTTACGTACCGGCAGAAAATGAGACATTCGTACAGATAGCGTATGACAGCGGGCACATCAGTGAGAAAGCCATACTCGATGTTGACTGCAAGATCATCGACGGATGCGACGGCCTTCTCGTTTACGTACCAGAAGGTGATGAGCTACAAGGTGGCCGGAAGATCGAGTTCGATCACGCCGTAGCTACTAACAAGCCGGTGTGCGTCTTTCACACTCTTGATGAGGCGTGTAATTATCTTTATGCAATGTACCGGAAGGAGCTAATATGAGATTGAGAGACTTGAACCCAGGCGATGAATTCGAGTACGTGAATACTATTCCAGAATATCGTAAGGGCCAGTTCATTGTCCTCGATACAAACGGTGGCTACCTTCGACCGGCTTCCACAGAGACAAGCCGATTCTTATTCAGTTATGCCGCAAAAAAAGTAGTAAACCATTTTGTTGGGCAAGAAGTCATTATCAAGAAGGAGGCCAACGTGAGACCACAAAAACAGATGGGCCATTTCATCGGCTGGGAATTCGGTGTACCAGTAAAAATATCTGGGATGCACTCTGGTTCAGTTTGTATTGATAATGAAAAAGCGTTACTGGTCTTTGAAAACGACCTAAACTTTCGAGTAATTAACCCCAACGGCAGCTTCTCCAGCTATCATAAAAGTTTATTTTACTACAAACTTGTCCCGTACAACGGCAAACATGCTTCTTATCCTGTCTACCCGGTTTGTCGAAGAGAAGATGGCGTTAGCCCATATCTCAATGGAAGTTTAAGGACTTTTGCTGGTGTATCTGATACTTTACAACCGGCACCTACCGCCAAATTAGTCCTTGAAGACGGTACTAAAATTGAACTCAGTGCAGAGACTATAGCTAACTTAAAAGAACAGTTGGGGGTTTGATTATGAGTAGAGGAAGCAGAGTGCTATGTATCGGCGATCTTCATGCACCAGTAACTCGTAAGCACTACTTACGATTCTGTAAGGATGTGTATAAAAAGTTTAAGTGCAACAAAGTGGTATTCATCGGGGATGTAGTTGATTGGACGAGCATTAGTTTTCACGTTACTAATCCAGAATGCCCCGGTCCTGCTGATGAGTATCGATTAGCGTTACAGTGTATCCAGCGATGGCGAAGAGCCTTCCCTAAAGCTGTAGTAACACTTGGGAACCACGACCGAAGGCCCCACCGCAAAGCTGAAGAGCAAGGTATATTCCCCAAACTTCTTCGTAATTATAAAGAGGTGTGGAAGACTCCCGAATGGAAATGGGTAACATCATGTATAATTGATGAGGTATTCTATTGCCACGGAGACGGCAAAGGCGGTGGTATGAATCCGGCATTTAATACTGCTAAGAATATGGGGATGTCCACTGTACTTGGTCATTTCCACAGTAAAGGCGGCGTAAAATGGCTTGTTAATCCATTACGTCGATGGTTCGGGATGGACGTGGGGTGCGGCGTGGACGATACAGCTTTCGCTTTTGCTTACGCGAAAGAACAAACTTACCGATCTGTCTTATCGTGCGGTGTAATCCTTAATGGCATGCCGCAGCATATAATGATGCCTTGCGGAAAAGGGGAGCGATATCACAATGGGTAACTTCCCAGGCAAAACCAGTAAGCGTAGGCCGTGCCAGGTCAGCCGTGTGGAGGAGGGTTTAAGGTGGTCTTTAGCCCTCGGCAAGATTACTATGCGGGAATTCAACATCGGCATGAAGGCAGCGGGATTAGGTAACGTAACTAGCAAGGACATTGGCCGATGTGATCAATGTGCGGACGGTCTCTGGGTATGCCCTAATCATAACTACAAGATAACGTGTCGTATTACTGGTGAAGTACATAATCCAGGGTATACATGCGAGAAATTCCGGGAGTAAGTATGAGCAGAGGCGGGTTTTCATTCGGTAACTTCCCCCTGTACCAGATGCGGATGTACTACGGGCAATGGATAAAGAGGACTCTCCTATCCGCTCGTAGACTTCCGATAAGTCAACGGGATAAGCACAGCATCCTTACTATGCTGGAAAATCTTCAGCCGCCTCCTATTGAAGACCCGGGTAGGCTACCGTGTGCAAGTTTACAAAAAGATGGGGGCCTTAGCCGACGTGATGATAAAACCATTTGCTTATTAGTGATGATACGCGATCTCATACAGATGTGGTGGGGGTGTGGTGAAGAATCCCCGCAGCATGTTGAGGATTCATTGGTCAAACTGGACGCGGTAATCGAAGACTGGGAACGTATAATTGTAATCGGAAGCATTGGGGCTGGATTCAAATTGGAGATACTATTATGACAAATGATGAAAAAAATTCTGAACTGTATGACGAAGCATCGGATGCTATAGATATGCTATTCGGCGACACTGGGGTTGATAAAGAACATACCAAATCAAACCTCAGAGAGCTAATCAGTGAATTACAAACTAAACTGGCTGCTTTATCTTAAAGGTAACGCTATGACTACCGCTGAAATCCTACAATCCGCAGGCTACCCGGCTGACTTCGTAGTAATCGATTTTGAGACGTACTTCGCTGAAGACTATAGTATCATTGACTTAAAGCCGTGGCCCTATGTTGCCGATCCGAGATTCGAGATAATCGGTTGCGGATTCAAGCATAACATAATCCCCGGCACATGCTATGCTAACCCAGATTCTCAATTTGTATGGGCTGAAAAAGAAAGGCCAGAATATGCAGAAGATAAGCTCGAAGGACACCTCCGTAATCTGCAAGCGACCTGTGGCGAAGACCTTGAGAACATTACAGTCGTAATACAGAATGTCCTTTTTGATGCTCTGATCCTCCAGGAAAAATATAACATCAAACCAAAATACATGATCGACCTTAAGCACCTCGATGCTCACTTCGATTCGCGTCGATCACACCGATTGAAAGACATGGCGAAGCGGGAGAAGTTACCCGATAAGGGTGAGACGATAAAATTTATCGGGCTGCATTTGGCCGATTTTGAGGGCGTACAACGTCAGGCAATGGAAGAGTATTGCTGTAGAGATTGTGAATTGGAGTACAAATTATTCGAGATCATGCTGCAATATCTCTCCGATGTCGAAACTGAACTCGCTCTCGCTCGGCATACAGTGGACCTCTATCTTCAGCCAAGATTAAAATTCGACTTTATATTGGCCGATGAACTCAAGACCGCCATGACAGCACACATCACCGAAGCCTGTGAAGCTGTAGACATGACCGAGAAAGACATAGGTAGCGGCGTGCCATTTGCTGCCGCTTTGATGATGGCGTTACCCGACGGTGAGAGCATACCTACAAAATTCGGTAAGCGTCCCGGTAAAAAGATGACCGCTTTGCTTGGGGAAGAAGGAATCATACCAGCATTGGCGAAGACAGATGATGGATGTAAGATGTTGCTGGCTCACTCTGATTCGGCAGTACGTAGCCTGATGGAAGCAAGACAGGCAGTGAAGTCCTGGCCCCTCCACATTAAGCGTATCGATGCGATGACACGACTCGCTACTGCTTGTGGGGGCTGGCTTCCTGTCCCGCTGAATTATTATGGCTGCCATACAGGTAGGTGGAGTGGCGGTGGTGGTATAAATCTACAGAACCTCGGTGGCAGTGGTCGTGCAGGAGCAGGCACTCACCTGTTAATTCAGAAGATGCGGAATCTTATACTGGCCAACGAGCATAGCAAACTTCTTATCGTTGACTCCGCTCAAATTGAAGCACGTATCCTGGCTTGGCTGGCCGGGCAGGAAGATATGGTGAAGGCATTCGAGGAGGGTCGGGACATCTACAGTGAGTTTGGTACGGGATTATTCTCGGCCAGATTAAGAAAACCCAAGAAGACCGATCCTCCCCCTATGTATAAACTGTTATCTATCCGGCGTGGGTTCGCAAAGGATACGGTACTTGGTGCAGGCTACGGTATGGGGCCAAACAAATTCTACGATAATTGCCTCACTAACCCTAGCCTGCGTCCTTTATTTGACAGCGGTAAGTATGACCTCGCCTTTGTCAAGCGGTTGATAAAAGGGTACCGAACAACTTATAGTATGGTACCTAAGTTTTGGAAATCGGTAGAGAAATGCTTCCGAATAGTAACCAAGTATCCCCATCAGGTTATGCGGTATGCACCGGAAGGTAGCAAAGTAGGTCCAGGGGATTTACTCACGTTCTGGAATGACGGGGGAACCGTTAATGTCCAGCTACCTTCCGGTCGCATATTGTACTATCCGCATGCTACGATACGAAGAAAGAAAAGTCCTAATGATTATGATAATCAACTAAAGTACGGTCATAAGTACCCGCTATGGGGTGGCTCTCTTACTGAGAACATCGTGCAAGCAATCGCTCGTGACCTACTTGGCTATTGGATACTGGAAGCTGAGAAAGCGTGCTTGCCGGTGGCGTTGCATGTCCACGATGAAATCATAGCGATCTCATCCGATTTGTTTGCCACGCAGAACTTGCAGATACTGAATGACATAATGAGTACCGGACCTGAATGGGCAGACGGTCTGCCTTTAGCAGCCGAAGGCGATATTTCAGAGGTGTATAAGAAATGAACAGGGCAGAAAAGATTCTAATTAGAAGAGTCGGGATATTACGCCGAACAACTCGTATACGTGGTGAACCTCTCATACTACATGGGCCTGAAGGTGAAATACTCTATGAGCTATTAGAAATGATAGCTAATGATTATGATCCTCGATTTGTTGGGTGTGGGCGTTTGTTTATTGGCGGTAGCCCGGTGTTTACCGATGCTGAGTTATCAGTGCGGCGTAATACTTACCACGGTTATATATCTTAGAAAGGAAACCTGATGTATATTAAAGTGGGGGCTTGGAGATATAAAGGGTGCGATTTTTCATTTTTTTATTGCTGTGGCATATTCGCGGGCAATCATAAACGCATGTGTTCTTCTGACGCTCAATGGCTAAATAAAACAGAGGCAATTAGTGCAGCGAAAAAATCAGCTGCTAAACTAAACATAGAATATAAGGAGAACAATAATGGGCAGTCCAAAAAAATGGAGGTTATCAGCAACAGCGATCTCGTGCTTCAAACAATGCCCGTATAAGTACTACTTGAAATACATCAAGCACATCAAGCGGGCAGAGGAACCGGACCACTTTAGATACGGCACGAACTGGCACAAGATTATGGAAGTTATTTCGTTGACGCCGGGTGACTCGTGCCCGTGTGTAGACATGTTGAAGCCAGGATTCGACTCTTGCCCGATCTGTGATGGCGGCGGACTCGTGCCCGATGACATTATGACAGCAGTAACACGGGTCATTGATGATGCTTATACTCTTGTTCCTAACTCGGTAGCTCCCGAAGATTGGGCTGTGGAACGGGCGAAGTTACTGTACGCTGCGGCTGGCTACAACTGGTACTACCAGAACGAACCACTTCACGTCATACATACTGAGGTCAAGTTCTCCACGCCGATTCCTGGGCACACAGATCGGATGGTTCCTAACCTGCTGATCGACGGCATCATCGACAAGATCGTGAAGCATGCCGGTAACATGGTCGTCGAGCATAAGACTACTGGTAGTTCTATCTCCCAGGATTCTAAGTACTGGGGTAAGCTGACGATGGACACGCAGACTTCGCTATACACTTATGTCCTCCGGCTACTTCGTGATCGAGCAGAGTTGGATATCGAAGGCGACATCAGTGGGTTTTATTATGACGTATTCCATAAGCCGGGGATCAAGCCGAAGTTTTTGTCCGTCGCTGACAGTAAGAAATTTGTTGAAAGCGGTGAGTACTGCGGCGGAGAATTTACAGTAAGCGAAACGTATGGAGATTTACTGGCGTTAGTAGTAGATGGAAAGATAGCCCACGTTGAGCTTACGGCTAAACCAGGACAGTTCAAGATTAAAGAGACTCCCGACATGTACGGGCACAGACTCCTCGCCGATATCGCAGAGCGTCCTGAGTATTACTTCGCTCGTAAGGAACTTGCTAAGACCGACGCTGAATTGGATCGGGTACACAGTGAGCTACTTGGTGTCTTTGAGGCGATGCGTGCGATGGAGAAGCTCGGCTGCTGGTATCATTGCGAAGAGCAGTGTGAGGCTACGTATCATTGTGAGTACATAGATATGTGTTACAATGGGATCGATCCAGATGGAGAGCTTCCCGCTAATTTAATCAGAAAGGAACGTAAAGATGGCAGTAAAGAAACGAGAAATACCGAAGCCGCCCAAAGCTAAGGGTAAACCAAAGGGTCCAGCAAGTGCCCGGCCACCGGCTGCACCGAAGGCAAAGGCTACTGCAATCCCGGCAAAGGATTTTATGATCGCGGACTGGGACTCTTCAAAGGATGGAAAGAGGATTCTGCTCTATGGTGAATCGGGTATGGGAAAGACAACTCTTGCAAGCCTTGCACCAAAGCCGGTGTTCATCGGCGTAGATGACGGCGGTAAATTGCTCATCAATGCAGCAGGTAATAAACTGCGTCACGTCCCAGGTGTAGAATGCTTTGGTGATGTACGTGCCGCTATGCTTGCCGATATTTATCAGGATGATGAGACAGTGGTACTCGATCAAGCGACTTACCTTGAAGAGTGGGCCGTCACTCATATACTTGCGACGATTACCAACGACAAGGGCGCGAAGATGGATAACATCATACGGTATGGGTACAACAAAGGCTATCGCCACATGTACGATACTATGAAGTTGATCCTGCAAGATGCTGATTCGCTCATCCACCGTGGTAAGAATGTCATCATTATCGCTCAGATGGCACCGAACAAGGTAGCTAACCCTGGTGGTGAAGACTTCCTACGTGAAGGCCCGCGTCTATTTTCTGGTACCCCGTCGATTGAAGCTCTGTACTGTGAATGGGCCGATCATATTTTTCGTATCGGCTACCAGTTCCTGTCTGTTGATAACAGAAAGGTTACGGGCGGTGAGAATAAACGTGCAGTTTTCGTACACCCGCAGCCTCACTTCCGAGCGAAGTCTCGTACTCTTGGGCCTGATAAAGCTGTTGTTGCGTTTGATGATCCGAAAGACAATTCAATTTGGACGTTCTTATTCGAGGAAGGAGGATAGCATGCCGAGTAATGTTGTAACGATAAACTATTCTAAAAGATTAGAGTGGCATATAGACGATAGCAGGGTCGAAAAAATTATCGCAATACTTAATGAAACAGGGATTAAAGTGGGGCCAAGAAACTGGAAATCAATGACCCCCGGCCAGTTAAAGCAGTTAGACCTCAATGCTGGCGTGCGATGTAGGAGTTCTTCATTAAAATACTTATCTCAGGTTGTAGATACCGGGTTTAATTTTCCTGTTGATATTGTCGAGCGTATCGGGGATAATAAATTAGTCGTTACTTCCGATAAGGCTCCGCAATTCCCGAACTTTCTTTCTCAGTTAAAAACTATAATGAAAGCTATGCCTGATGCCAAAATTAAGGCGAGATTTAAGCAGGTGTTAGACTCTGATTCTGTTGAAGAACTTCATAAATTTGCAGGTGGGTTAGACGTTCTTTCTAAAGAAGAAATCTGGCCCCCAGAAGAATATCCTGATATGTATATTAAAAAGTAAATACTGTTTTGAAGAGGCAAAGGACGACTCCATCTGGAAGTTCTTGTTTGCCGATTAACAAAAACTAATTTTTATTGGAGACAGAAAATGAGTATGATTACAAGAGCAGCATCGTATCGTGGTGTCGTATTGGAGAGTGCAGTAGGGGCCACAAGCAGCGGGCTTCCGCAGTTTGTGGTGAAGATGCGTGCGTTGGAATTCTATGACGCCGAAGAGAAAGTATGGTTGCCTTACCAGGAAGAGGATAATGAAATTACCAGCTATCTCGTGCTGTTTGGTAAGAGTGGCAACCCGATCTTCCACACTAAGGATATCATGCGGGTATTCGAGTGGGACGGAGTTTCTCTCGTCGGTTTGAACGGGCTTGATCTTGAAGGAGCGGAAGTTCAGTTCGAGGTTGCCGAGCATACTTACGATGATAAGACTTCGATGCAGGTACAGAACATCCGCGGCTACAACGACGAACCGGGCAACTCTTTGAAGAAACTCGACGCCGCTGAACTCGGTGCGTTGGGTGCTAAATATGGTGCCGCCCTCAAGAAACTGGGCGGGGCACCGAAAGTAGCATCGGCCAAGGCACCGACCGCACTTCCTGTTACTCCGAAGAAGGCCGTTACGAAGAAGACAACGAAGAAAGCCGCAGCCCCAAAACCCCCCGCTGCTCCTACAGCCGAGGCCGCAGAGACTGAGGCAGCAGCCGCAGCCGCAGTGCTGGAGCTTCCCGTTGCCGTAGCTAATGACACTGCTACGTATGAAGGATCATGGGCTGAATGTTGTACCAGGAAAGCTGACGGAGTTTCAGATGAGCAGTTGGCGACAGCCTTCACAAGAGCGATGTATGCTGTTGCTCCTGGACAGAGTGAAGAGGCAATCAAGGCCGCTGACTGGTCCAAGATCACTGAGACCGTGATCTCTGAGGTAGGTGTTTTCGCTAAGTAAGTTAGACTAATGTGGTGGCTGTAGCTTAACTGGCAAAGCAAAGGGCTTGCAAGCGTAAAACACGACCTTGTTGCGGGTTCGAGTCCCGTCAGCCATCACGTTTTTCTGGAAGGGGGCAGCCATGTTTCATGTTAATCAATTTCATACGACTCATAACGAGGCTATGCCATACTGTCGTGAGGTCAATGAGCATAAGGCTCCGACAGATGATAGCGTTCGCCTTCTCCGTGAAATGGAAGCGGCAGCAAGGCAAGAAATGGTGACATCTATTATAGGTAGCACCGAGAATAGCATCCTTAATTTCAAAGCCGCATGGTTTTGTAGGGACGGATTATCGGGCCACGTCTTTTGTTACACTCTTGTTATTAACGGGCACGAAATTCATGGCGAGTATAAACCCGATGTACCATTTCGACTCGCAAGAAGTAGGAATGAAGATATACGTGCTATGCTCAAGAGCATTACAGACGCGATATCGTATGACATACTGATGGCGATGACCGACTTAAAATCGTAGGGGTATAACATGCCAAAGCCAAACTTTGCACAACTCTTCGAGACATACCGGCAGAACGTCTATCCTGCTATGCTTGAATGCTTGGCTGCTGACCTCGGTGTATCATCAGAAGCTCTTGACCTTATAGGTATCGGCTACGAATTCGCCGGGTCATCTTGGGTGTTCGCAGAACGTGATGCTGCGGGTGGGGTCGTCGGCCTGATCCGCCGATTTGATAACGGCAAGAAATGTACAGTAACTGGTTCAAAACGCGGGCTTACCTACATACTTAATCCTGAATTTGGAAAAGAACGTGATCGCTATGTTCCCGGCAGACACAACTGGGTACGAGTATCGGCTGGCATGCCTTGCCCGTTATGCGGTAGAACTAAATGGTGTATGGTATCGGCTGAGGACATTGAGAACCCCCCCGCTATATTGTGTGGACAAGAAGAAGGTTCTGTATGTGAATGCGGTGAAGGAACTTACCTCCACATTCTTAGGCCAGAAGGAGTTAAGAATTCACATTGCGAAACCGTGCTTCCGAATACTGAACTCCCTATACTCATAGTAGAAGGTCAGACAGACGTAGCGGCAGCAACAGACTTGGGCTTCGTAGCAATCGGCAGACCGTCAGCTAAGTCAGTGAAATTGTTAATCAAGATGCCATTGAATAGCCGTTCAGTTGTTGTGATCGGAGAAAATGATGCCGGAGTAGGCGAAGCTGGGATGGAATCCGCTTACCGTACCATAAGTAAGTTGACTGCTAATATCATACAACTTATGCCACCTGACGGCGTAAAAGATTTACGGTCCTGGGTGAAGGCGGGGTTAACAAAAGATTTACTGCTCGCGAAAATCGAAGACGCACCAGTTGCACCTGCTGGTGAGATATTTGAGGACGACGTAGCGTACACGGTAGCAAAAGCGTGGATGGATTGTGAACTCTTAATTGAAAAGTTCCCCATTATACGTCTATATAAAGGGCAATGGCTTCACTATGTCGATGGGCGTTACCAGAAAGAAGTTACAGAATTATTACGCGGGCGTCTGTATAGGTTTCTTGACGGTAAGCAGTACCAAAAAGTTGACGGCGAAGGGGCCATAACCCTTGCCCCGTATAAACCGTCGCGTGCTAAGGTCAGCGACATCTTTGACGCCCTTAACCAATGGTGCCCGATTATATATGACCCGCCTGCATGGTTAGACGATAAGACGCGGCCTGATCCAGTGAACCTCATACCGTTTAGGAATGGGATACTAAACTTCGATGACTACATGGCGGGCAAGATAACTTTACTTGACCCCACGCCTGCTTACTTCAACATGAATGTTGTTCCGTATGACTTCGATGAAAACTTGGAGTCAAAGCTGTGGGACGATTTCCTTCTTGACATATTCAGTGGGGGTCAGGAGAAGATCAGCCTGCTTGCTGAGTGGATGGGGTACAACTGTGTACCGGACATGTCTCACGAGAAGATGATGATTTTTACTGGGCGTCCAAGATCGGGGAAGTCAACCGTACTGGAAGCCTTACGCCACATGCTCGGCTATGAGCAGTGTTGTGAGTCAACTTTCCAAAGTCTATGTGGACCCTTTGGGTTACAGCCTATGGTCGGCACACTCGCTGCACTAATCGGTGATGCTAAAACTCCGCATGCTCGTGAGTCCGATGCTGCATTGGAAAAGCTGTTACAAATCGTGGGCGGCGATCCTGTAACTATCAACCGCAAGGGTATAACACAGATGCCGACGGTCCAATTGAAATGTAGGTTTACAATGGCAATGAACGAGTTACCAGCTTTCGCCGATCATGCTAATGCGTTAGAGCCACGGCTGAACCTGCTGCACTTTGAAAATTCCTATATCGGCAAAGAGGATCGCTTCTTGAAGACCAAACTCAATCGGGAAGCTGACGCAGGCAGGATAATCAACTTCGCATTACGTGGACTGAAACGGCTACGTGAGAACAAAGTCTTCACGCTACCTGAAAGCTCAAACGATTTGGTAGATCAGTTCAAGGCAATCTCCAATCCTATCCATGAGTTCATCGGTGAGTGTTGCGCATTTAATAAGGAAACGCAGGTAGTAACGAATGTTTTGTACGAGACATGGCGTAACTGGTGTAAGTGGAACGGAAGATCGCCTGGGATCAAGCCGCTGTTTTTCAGCAGGTTCACTGCGAGTTATCCATTTGTAGTTAAGGGCCGGGCCACAATTAACGGTTCTCAACGCTATATCTATCAGGGTATAGCATTAACTGAAGAAGCTAAAGCTACTTATCTGGGAGAGTGATTATGAAATTAACAGACGCGGTATTTGCAGTTGTAATAATTATTGTGATACTATTCTTTTTGACCCTCTTCTCAGGTGGCTGTGCTATTTTCCAGCCAAGCACCCCCGGCGACGTACTCGCCGATCTGCCTACCACTGGACCGGAGGCGATGTTCCAGACGTTGAAGAAAGCTAACTGGCTCTTCACCCTTTCCATTGTCGGTGTGGGTGCTGGGTTCTTCGCGTTCTTGAATGGTAGTTCTAAAGGGCTTCAGTTTATGGCGGCGTGCTTCGTGGTCATCAGCCTCATCATAGGTGTTACCCGATACTCCGCTGTCATAGCTGCGATCTCTCTGATCGGTACAGTATGTTTGATGATATACAGTGTACTGGTGCGGCGTAGGGCTATGCGGGAAGTTGTACAAGGCGTTGAAAGTATACGCACAATGCCTTTGGACGGTACGACTTACAATGAGCTTGCCGCTAATGTTAACGGGTTCCTGTCAGATACGCAATCCAAGACGACCGAGGCTATCGTCAAGGCAGTAAAGGGGAGGCTATGATATTAACAACGAAAAAACGTAGGGCCGTGGCTATAGCCGCTTCTTACGAGAAAGGATACAACCAAGGACACGAGGAAGGGTTCCTCGCAGGTAGGGAGAATGCGATAAAGCCCACCCTCGTAAAATTGATGAAGCGTTTAATTGCTTTGGATTTACGTGTGCAGGTTCTTGAACGTCTTGGGAGTACAAAGCCAAAATGAAAGACTTCTTGACCCGCGACCAGTTACTTGATTGGCTCGACCTCCATGCACCCACCAGGGCTGTCCAACGTGGGCTGCATTCAGGTCTGCCGGTTGTGTTACTTGGCGGCTTTAAGCCGCTACCAAACAGCAACCGTCCTGGGTGGATTGTGTTAGTTAATACGAAGACGGGCCGTGGATACTACGTGGCTATCGCAATCGGATGGAACCGTGCCCCGTATGCTTATTTGATTGATTACATTGACTGGAAAGATTATTGTCACAGTGATCACCCGCTGTACAAAGGTGACATGCCTGAGATAGCGGCAGAGCATAGAGAACTTGGTACCGTCGAACGAGTTAATGATATATAAGGAGATCGTAAATGGAAGCTAAAGAAAAACTCATCCCACTGTCAGCAGTATCAGCAATCTTCACCTCACTCACTGGGGTCTCACGATCCAAGGCGACGGTCTACAACTGGGCCAGGAAAGGGTGCCGGACTAATGACGGCAGGATCGTGAAGCTGGGGGCGAGGAAGCACATGGATCAGTGGTTCACTACGCAGTCTGAGATTGAGACTTTTATTCAGGAAGTGGGGTAAAATGGACAGAAGAAATTTTCTAAAGAGAATCGCGGCTGTCGCTGCCGGTGCGGTGGTTGTACCGACAGTCGTAAAGAAACTGCCGGTGGTAGCAAAGGATCGACCTGGGCTCGACAAGTTCAAGCTGAACCCCGCACAAAAAGAGATCGCCCGAATGTGTAATACAGTGCCGATAAAGGGGCGGCACGTTACGCTAACGATGTGGGATGAATTTGCTAAAGTTCCAGTCGGCACAAGATTTATAGCAAGTGATGGGAAGAGTGCTTATATATATGAAAGCGAATAAATTTGTAAAGGCAGGTGAGCTATGTTAGCAACCCAAAAGACACTGTGCGTTATGCGGCATAACACCAACCAGCTACCGATCCTGGAGTACATGGACATGCGGAGTTTCGTGGCCCTGTCACTTAGCGGCGGGGTAATCGTGTGGGTTTATCGTGGTATGTCCATGCTTATCCCTGCTGCCAGGATTAGAAACATGGTGGGCACAATGGAAGCGATGGGCAAACTCGGATCACAGAAAGCCATGAAGCCGAGGTTCATTTTCACTACGGCTGATGTCATCGTGCTACCTGAGAAGATAGCTAATGCTTTATTGGGCGATGATGTATAACCCCATTGCCATAAGTAGTGAGAGTAGAATACCCAGCCCTGTAAAGAAGAGCTTCCTGTGGTGGGCCAGGTGGTCCACCATGAACTTCTTCACCCACGTCATATCATTGACTACTTGAATTAGCAAGTCGCGGTCTGACTTTTCGATGTGATTTTCATCCATAGTTGCTACCTCTTCATGTAGATTTTTTCTTCTTCTTTTGAATCGGGCCACCCGTACTGTGTTAATGACCAGTCAGAATATATCAATCGGCGGAGGTCGTCTGTCTCTCCAGTCAACAAAGCTCTGGCTCCTCCGGCAGATCGTATAGCCTGATTTGGTAGCAAGCCGGTCAAGGCCCCGGCAGTCTTTGCGGTATATAGCCCAACTTTTTTCAAATGCTTTTTACGCTCTTCGCTGTCTTTAGCACCAGCAGCTTTGATCCCGGCTTGCAATGCTTTGCCAAAATTTGCTGGGATTATGTCTTCCACCGCGGTCTTGCCGCCTGCGAATCCGAGCATAGCATCAACCACCATACGCCCGACTAAAAAGACAGAGCCAAGTGTGTATACTGTCATATCGAACGCCGCATCTTTCCAGTCATCAGGTAAACCACCACGCGAGATAGCACCGAACATCATAGCCGGTAAAATGCTGGACATTAACGCACGATAGGCCACCATCTTATTATCAATCTTACCCGCCTTACGCATACCTATGATATCATGTGCCCAGAAATTAAGATTGTTATTGGGCTGATTCATAAACGTAGAAAGTAGCCGTTCAATTGGCCCATCCGTAAAGAAGTCAGGAAGATGCTCGACATCGCCCATCGGCTGAGTGCGCATAGCCATCTTGTCAGCAAAATATACCGCCGCTTCTTCCGATCCATCAAGCTCAAATTGTTTTTGTACCGATTCATTATTGAGGGCAGCGTCATAAGCTGAGTTCCACACTATAGTTACAGTCCTTTTATCAGCCCACTTCTGCCATGATAACGCTATCTCAGAGAATTCTTTCTTACCCATTAGCACTCGTGATACCTGAGCATAGTATCTTACATTAGCGAGTTCACGTTCAAAACTCCTGGTCCTCATTGTATCGGACTTGTCAATCATGCGTTGTTGAAGAAGTTTGTATACTTTAGGATTGTTAACCTCGATCAAGTTAGTAGTGGCATAAGCCAATAAAACAGGGTGCGAGGCTACTCCGTTAAATCCGGATAAGAACTGCCGGGCCACTGATGGTATGTTGCCAACTAAGACGTGCATCATGCCTTTCATACGCAGCCATAAAAGAGTTCTTGAAGCGAACCCATCGACCTTATCTATGGCGTGGCCTCTTATGCAATTCTTTAGCCACCTATCCAATATGTTGGGGCCAAACCCACTTGTAACATTGCTAACAGCCCGTCGGAATTCTTTTGTTCTAAGTATATTGCCGACACTTTTAGCTACTGGAGCCATGTGTATAAACTGTTCGATCCTCGATATATGATTTAGGTAGACTTCAAATGAGTCCAAGTTAATCGGCTGATCTGCGCCTTTGACTGTTTTTTTAACTTCACCCGGTTCATTCAGCGCCGTGTCAATTTTTGGATGACTTTCAAGCATAGTAAGAAAATCATCTTTCTTCATATCTGCTACGTCTATTACACGCATCGGGAAATAATTATCACGCTGCTCCAACTCCCTATTGAGTCCAAGTATTGCAGCTTGATTAGCACGCGAGAAGTTAGCTTCAAGGTCAGTGAGTATCCATTCTGCTATCTCTTTTTCTTGTGACGATAGAGCATCTAAGACCGCTATCATAGCAAGATCGGGGTTCGTAAATGCGGCGAAGTTCCCTTTTAATAAATGAATTCTACTATTTTCGTTCTTCATCGCCAGGTATACGCCGATACGTTCTGACGCGTTCAACGATAATTTGGGGTCTGCATCAGTAGCCTCTAAGATTACAGTCCTTCCCCTTGTTACATGCTTGGCCCAGAGTGAATCTCCTACGAGGGTACGTAGGGCTTTCTTGCCGAGCTTCTTCACTTTTCTATTAGCTGCTTTATCTTCAGCTTGTATAAATTCTTGTGCCGCAGCCATGCCTTCTGGTGTGTTTAACTCTGGTGTCATAATATCAACGAGAGCGTCGCGGAACGCATTGATGCGGCGGCTCTTGCTAACACGGCTATTAACTAATTGTAAGTGTACAACTTTCCAGATTGAATTGTAAATTGGGCCCTCGGTATAACCGTCTAATGCTTCAAGCATACGCTCTATACGTGTCATCTGCTCTATAAACCTACTGCTTTCCTTACGGGGATTACTCAGTATACGTTTCCAAGCTGGGTCCGGGATGCCGGATACTTCTTTTACCTGCTTCTGTGTAGTGTTATTCTTTACGGCATCGGCCAATTCAAGCCCAGTAGATACGGACATCCCGCGCTTCTTGAGTTCTGCCTGGAAATAGTCTCTTACTTTTCTCGAATCTTCCACCCCCATTTTACCCAAAGATTCTATTCCAGTTATCCGTTTCTGTATCTTATATCTTTCCTTTTTATTTATATTCAGCAGCCTCGCCGCTATATGGGCTTGGCCTATCGCGGTTTTTCTTTGCTGTTCTTCTGTAGCTTTAATAGAAGCATTAACAGGAGTATTACCTCTACCCGCTTCCTGTGCTGCTTCGAGTACCCCTTCAAACGGATCAACTTTTTCTGGCCTAAGCTGATTCACTGCTTCCTTAGCCTCTTTATAGTTCCCATCCCTTATTGCAGCCCTGGCATCTTCATCGCCTTCAAGCATAGCAGCAAATACAACTTCATACGTAGGGAGACTCCGCTCCGCCGCTGTTATTCCTGTATTGCCTGCCTCTTGTGCCGCTTCAAGAACTCCCTCGAAAGGCTCACCTATTTGAAGCTCTTTAAGTTTCTGAGCAGCAACTTCATCGCCTTCCTGTGCTTGCTCCAAGAGTTCATCGTATACTTCTTGTTGCTGTTTTCTTGATTTCTCAAGCAGTACTTCTTGGCTTGCCGCTTTGTTATCCGCCGCATCTTCCTGTTTCTCAGGAGTGGCCCCGTCTTTTACATCGGCAGGAGCTTTATCGAATTCACCGGCGTTGACATCCGCGACAATTTTATCGAACTCCTTATTAAGCTCGGCCTTACCTTCTTCCGATATACTGCTTCTGTCTACTTGCTGCCTTAATGCTTCAATACGCTTGAGCTTTTCAGAATTCGGTACTTGCTTAGGAGTCGTGGCGTAGCCTACACCAGCAAATCCGCCGCCCATCGTTAATTCAAGCGGCCCACCTACGGCCATCGCTTGCACGACACCTTCCGTTAGCACTTGTGACCGATCAGTAAATACCCACCGCCACAAATTCTCGTTGAATTGCTGCGTGCCTTCCTCTGCCATACCACGTCCGTATAGCTTTGTGCCTTCCCAGATTACTTTCCCGGCACCTTTTTCTACGATCTCACGAAAGCCTTTGGCGAGTCCGAGCTTCTTACCGAATGTCCACTGTTCGATAGCCGCTTCACCATAGCCGGTAAGTGACGCCTGAACGAATGCCGGTAGTGGATCGGTACCTTCTTGCCTTGCTCTCCCATAAGTTTTACCCACGAATGGCTGTGCCATTACAGCGACGCCACCAACAGGACTAGCTACTATATTACCAAGTACAGCTTCAGCCATAAGCGGGACAGCTTCTACTACACCCTGTAATAATTTTTCAGGGTGAGAAACTATATCAAATGTGGTATCGATGAAGCCGTCATCTTCGTTTAGCTGCATCGCTATCTCTGGATTCTCTTGCTGCGCGATGTCAACAGCTTCGAGCATATCTTCTGACCATTTTATTAGGTCTTTCTTTTCTATGTCCCTGTACGCTTTCGGCGGGGGGTTCACTCCCATAGGTGAAGGCGTGTGGTCACTGAATTCAGCTTCCATACGTACAAGTCCAGCGAGTCCCTCCACAGCCATCATGCCGCCGACTTCCCAGCCGTGCTTGATAGACTGCCACATTGTCTTGCGGCCTTCAAACTGAGACCCAGGCTCAGGTGTACCGAATATCTGGGCACCCCATCCAGCATTACCTCCGCCGATTGGCGAGGCTTCTTTTAGATCGGGTGCAGTAGCGGCAGGATTTCCTTGCTGCCACGCCTTGAAGTTGACATTCTCTTGCTGCCATGTTTCAAGGCCAGCGTTTTCTTTTTTCCAGTCGTCGAAACCCATTATTACCAGTACCCCAAATTCTTACCGATCTCGTATGCTTCCGGTGTACCCTTGCTACGTAATTCTCCCGCAGTAGGTTTTTGTGGTTCCTCTTTCTTCTTCGGTAAAGCCCGTGCAATGCTCATCTGTAACGGGTTCACGGCTTCAGTCGGACCCGTAGGAGTCCGTCGAAACTGTGATCCGTAGGCACGAGTAAGCGGACCTTTTGCACGTATGGCTTTAACCTGACGTGAACCAGGATTCCATTTCCACGTACCTTTTTGTCCGGCTATCCAGCCATCCCATTGGCTGTCCACCTGTTTTTGCTCTACAGGGGTAAGTCCTTCATACCCTATAAAGTCTCTCCAAGCGTAATACTTTTTTATAGTGTCGGCCTGAGACCTACCCTTGACGTCTCTTGCTAAGAAGTCAGTCTTACCTATCCCGTAGCGTTTACTTATCTTAGTCTTGGGAGTCTGTCCTGCGAATTCTTCCACGCTCTCTTTTACGTTCTCTAACTCATTGACACTAAGCGGCTCCCGTTTAGAAACTTCAGGCTGCTTAGGATACATGGCCTTCCTTACCTCTTCTGGCAACACAGAAGCCCACATAGCTTCTGTACCAGCAGCTTGACTATCAATTAGCCCAAGGTCAACCATGCTCTGTGTCTGCCGTAGTTCTTGAGACTTGGCCTGGAAGAACTCGATCTGCTCGTTAAGTTCTTTTTGCTTCTTGCCGATCTCATCAGCGTAAGCCGCCTCATCGAGGCCCTGCGCCTGGAGGTTCTTTTCCCAATCGGCGGCTCGTCGCTGTAACTGCCGATATTCATTTTCAAGATATAGCTGCGGCGTAGAAGCCGGTCCTGCTGTGTTGTAGTCTGGCATATTAGCTCCACTATCCTAAGACTGAGATTCAAATATATCATCTATGGGCTCCGCCGCCTTCATTATGCGGATGTCATTCCCATTTTTATTGGCCTTCTTAAAGATTTCTCGCCACTGTTTTTCAACCCATTCCAAGTCTGTGTACTTATCTGGCTCGGCATTAGGCATATAGGCAAGCATGTTTAATTTTACATCCGGCCTCTTCGCTTCCGGTATCGCGTCGAAGTTGATTAGGTTTGCCATTACATTCCCCTATACGTGCTTTGCATGTGATATATCATACCAATTAGTTCCATCACAGACAAAAGTCCAGCCGCCAAAATTGTCTAAAGTTTCGTCGCTACTATCGTGCATATACAAATCCTGCACACTGACACCTTCTATATGTTGCATTGTAACATCTTTTGTGTGATCTATAATTGATACATATAATACCTGTCCGTCCACACCCCCGGTAAAACCACTTATAAGTGCGTTATTAGCACCGTCTGCATCAATAAATAAAACATTGACGCCTGAAACATCTGTGTCATCTGTTTGTCCTGTGGGATGAATCGTTGCTGTAGCGGAAGATATTGCTCCATTGACTTCAAGTTTGGAGTGCGGGTCTGCTACCCCGATACCAACAGTACCTGCAAAATAATTTGCTACTGCCTCTTTTACATAGATTCCGAAGTCTAAACCTCTGCTGAGATCATCAATAAATAAACCATACGTGGACCCTGTAACGGTTCCATCGTATACGAGTTTCATGTATATACCGTATCCGTTTCCAGATATAGTATGTGCAACTTCTTGGTCAGTAGAAAACCATTCATTATAA